ATCTTCCGCGTGACGCGCGAGGGAGTCTATTATGATCCAGAAGACATCGAAGCTCAGTTTTTCTGTCATTACTTTGATCCGTTCCGCGTGGACCAATACCGTGGAATCACTGACTTCCATGCTGCGATCCGCACGGCTCGGATGCTATACGAGATTCTCGAAGCTGAAAAGGTTGGCGTCCGCTTTGCTAGTCAGCAAGCCGCCCTCGTATTTTCCGACCGAGGAACTGCCAACCCACGAAACCTGTTTACGCCTAATCCGGCGCAAACGCTCGCGAACGGGCAAACGCAGAAAAACGAGGAGTCGCAAATAGGGCAGATTCGTTACTTCGGAACGGCCGACAAGATCGAGGTGATGCCGTCGCGGCCTAGTGCTGCGTTCGAAGGATTCGTGCAGCACCTGATGCACGAGATCGCAATTGGCGTCGGCATTCCCGAGGGCGTTCTGTTCGGTACGCAGAACTACAAGGGGCCGAGCGTGCGTGCAGACTTTGCCGCGGCCGACCGCGTGTTTACGCGCCATCAGGGGATCTTGCAGGACAAGGTGCTCGATCCGATCAAGAACCAAGTCATCATCGACGCGATTGCGCGTGACCTAATTCCGGCTCCTCCGCGCCGCGATGGCGAGACGGTGGTGCAGGCGATGAAGCGTGCGACGCGTGGTGAGTGGCGATTCCCGGCTAAGCTCACGATTGACATCGGGCGCGAGTCCGCGGCTAACCTGAACGAGAACCGGCAGGGCGCGAAGTCGTTGCAGGAGATCGCAGCCGAGGAGGGCACCGATGCTTTCGGGCGCTTGGAGCAGATCGCGATTGAGGCATCGTTTGTGTCCGAACTGGCGCAGCGCTACAACGTGCCCGAAACCTCAATTCGCATGGTTACCCAGCAGCTGCCGGCGAATCCGGCGATGGCTGCCGCTCTTGGTGATAACGTCACGCAGACGGCAATTGATGCCGTCAATGCTACGCAGAAGCAGCCGGCACAAGATGCGCCGCCTCCGAATGATGCCGAGCTATCCGACAACCGCATCGTTATCGACTTTGCCGAGGATGGTTACGTTCCGAACGATTCAATGGTCGCCAACGCGAAACGCGCGCTGGAAGTCCGCGAGTCTAAGCCGGCCAGCCAGCGTGGCATGACCTCGGTGGGCATCGCTCGCGCGCGAGACATCATTAACAAGCGTGCGCTCTCCGAGGACACGGTGCGCCGCATGAAGGCGTACTTTGACCGCCACGAAGTCGACAAGAAGGGCGCGACCTGGGACCAGCAGGGGAAGGGGTGGCAGGCTTGGAACGGCTGGGGCGGTGACGCCGGCCAGACGTGGGCCAACGCTATCGTCGAGCGACTGAACAAGCGGCAAGCATCTAATGCGCAGAATAAGATTGAGTTTTCTTCGGAAGTAGAAGCCGACTTTGCCGCGCGAAAGATGCCATCAAACGATTGGCTCGGTTCAATCGCAGCCTATCGTCGCGAACTAGAACAAAGGAAAAAGGAATTTGTTCTGCCTTCTCCTGCTGGCACAGAATCAGGTGAAGACTTTTTGAAACGGTGCATGGGTGATGCGATGATGGTTGGAGAGTTTCCCGATGAGTCCCAGCGGTATGCCGTTTGTCAGCGTCAACTTAATCCGAACGCCTAAACATGGACACGCAAAAGCAGATCGACCATCTCATCGAGCTGGCAATCGAACAGCGCGGCGAGATTGCGCGCATTTTAAAGGAACTTCCGGAGATCCGGAAGCAGTTGCGTGACGAAGTTGTAATTGCGCTTGAAGACGTAGAACCGCAGCTGCGCGAGGAGTTGGCGCAAATTTCAAATCAGGTTGTCGCCAACGAGGTCAATGCGTTGGAGTCTAAAATCTCAGCGCGCGTATCGGATCTGTTGGCGCGTCTTGAGTTGTCGGCTGGCGCCAAGTATTCTGCGCTGATGGCAGAGCGCGAGAAGAACGCGCAGCTGCTGGAGGTTGCGGAGCAGCGAATCCTTTTGGCTACCGCTGAACTGCCGGAGACGGTCACGCGGATTCTGGATGAGCAGATCAAGGCGCGCGAGGAGTTTGCCGCGCCGCAAACGCTCACGCCGCTCGGCAAGTGGAAGGCCGGCGAATATGAGACGCTCGATGTCGTTTCGATTAACGGTGATTCCTACATTGCGAACCGTGCGACGCGGGAGAAGCCGAGCCGGTCAGCAAAGGACTGGACGCTCCTGGCTGCACGCGGTGCTGGCGGCGGTGGTTCGAATATTAACTCGCTGACGGATCTGACGGGCACGCCGGCGGCTGGTCAGTTGCTCATCGGTAACGGCGGAGATTTCCAGCTGAACACGTTGACGGCTGGATCGAACGTCACGATTACGAACACGCCTGGCGGCATCGAGATTGCTGCGTCTGGCGGCGGAGGCGGCGCCGGTACGGTGACCAGCGTTGCGGCGACGGGCGATGGCGCAGTCTCGGTCAGCGGCAGTCCAATCACGACCAGCGGCACCTTTGCGATCTCGCTCGCAAGCACGGCGGTTACGGCTGGCAGCTATGGCGCGGCGGATAAGGTCGGCACGTTTACGGTCGACAGCCAAGGTCGCCTTACTGCTGCGGTAGATGCGACGATCAGCATTTCGACGAGTCAGGTCACGGGACTCGGCAGCGCTGCCTTGCAGTCCACGACTTTCTTTGCGCCTGCGACCACAGGAAGCGACATCCTGAGCGGAAACGGCTCGGGCGGCTTTGCCTCTGTCACCGTTGGAACTGGTCTGACGTACACAGGCGGCACGTTGTCGGCTACAGGTGGCGGCGGATCAGGAACCGTGACAAGCGTTGCTGTAACCAGCGACGGCGATGTGACGTCTTCAGGCGGGCCGATCACGGCGAGCGGTACGTTTACGCTTGGACTGTCCAGCACGTCAGTCACGGCAGGCAGCTACGGTGCGGCTGGTTCTGTCGGGACGTTCACCGTAGACGCAAAGGGTCGTCTGACTGCGGCGGCTGATACGGCAATTGCGATCACGGCTGGTCAAGTGTCGGGACTTGGCAGCGCTGCGTTTGAAAGCACGACTTACTTCGCGCCTGCTACGACCGGAACGCTCATTCTCGCCGGCAACGGCAGCGGCGGCTTTTCGACTGTCACGGTCGGATCTGGTCTGACCTACAACGCAGGCACGCTCGAAAGCACGGCAGGCGGTGGCAGCGTGACCAGCGTTGCTCTGACCGCAGGCACGGGCATCTCGATCAGCGGTGGACCGATTACGACCAGCGGCACGATTGAGGTGACCAACACGGCACCGGATCAGGTGGTTGCTCTGACTCAAGGCGGCACGACGACGATCACCGGAACCTATCCGAATTTCACAATCTCCTCGGCTGACCAGTTCACGGGTACGGTGACTAGCGTCACTGCGCAAGGCAGCGCTGACATCTCGGTCACTGGTGGACCGATCACGACCAGCGGCACGCTGTACTTCTCACTCAGCGACACGAGCGTAACTGCTGGAAGCTATGGCACGGCTGGCAGCGTCGCATCCTTCACGGTAGACGCAAAGGGGCGTTTAACCGCTGCTGCAAACGTCCCGATCGCAATCACGGCTGGTCAAGTAACGGGCGGATTCGTTACCTCAATTTTTGGCGAACAAGGAGTCGTCACGTCGCTGGATTACGTCGATTTTGATACCGCTGCCACGGTCACGCCAACTCCTGGGCGCATCTACTGGAACGACTCGGACGGCGCTGGCACTATGTCCATCGCGCTGAATGGCGGCAACGTTCAGATCAACGTTGGGCAAACTGATTATTACCGAGTAAAAGCGACGACGGCAATCACGGCTGGCAATGTCATCGCTTTCGACGGAGTGGTCGGAGTAAGCGGTCAGATTGAAGGACGACCCGCGACGGGACTTCAGCCGAGTCAAGGCAACTACATCCTCGGTGTTGCTGCGGAAACTGGCACCACTAACGACTGGATTTCAGTCATCGCGTTTGGTTTTGTTCGCGGAATCAATACGACGGGAGGCGGCGAAAGCTGGGTCGCTGGAGACGTGCTGTATTTCAACCCAGCGGTTGCCGGCGGGCTGACGAAGACGATCCCGACAGCGCCTAATCCTCGCGTTGAGGTTGCAGCAGTTGTCGTGGCAGACGCCGTAAACGGCGAACTGCTTGTTCGTGTTAATAGCGGCTCCTCGCTGGGTGAGACGGATAGCAACGTTCAAATCACAAGCCTAACGGGCAACGACTTTCTTGTTTACGACGCTGGCGACTCGCGCTGGGAAAACTACGCGCCATCGGCAGCGCGAACGGCGCTTGGACTAGGCTCGGCAGCGCTGGAGGCGACGAGCTACTTCGCACCGGCTACGAGTGGCACGGCGATTCTAGCTGGCAACGGCTCAGGCGGTTTCTCGCCGGTCACGGTCGGTACTGGTTTGTCCTACGTCGGCGGCACCTTGTCTGCGCTGGATGCAGGCGGCACAGTGACCAGCGTGACCGCGCAGGGCAGCGCTGACATCTCAGTCACTGGCGGTCCAATCACGACGAGTGGCACGCTGTACTTCTCGCTGAGTGATACGACGGTTGTCGCGGGCAACTACGGATCAGCAAGCTCAGTTGCCTCTATCACGGTTGACGCAAAAGGACGCATCACGGCCGCCTCAAGTGTTCCAATCGTCGTCAGTAATGTTTCGCTCACGGCCTCGGTCACTGGCACACTGCCAGTTGGCAATGGCGGAACTGGACTCACAAGCGTAACTGCCAACTATCTAATCAAGGGAAATGGCACATCTGCGCTGCAAACGTCCCAGCTATTTGATGACGGAACAAAGGTCGGAATTGCGACTACAGCACCAGCATCTCGCCTGGACATTTCTGGCAACTATGCTCAAAACGCAGTCGCCGTTTCTGCACTAAGCATAGACTGCTCCGCCGGTAACTATTTTACCAAGACAATCTCTGCTGACTCTACGTTTACCTTTGACACGGTGCCGGCATCTCGTGCTTTTGCATTTGTGCTTGAGTTGACGCACACCTCCGGAGCGGTGAACTGGCCGAACAGCGTGAAATGGCCGAACGATACCGCTCCCACATTGACGACCGGCAAGACACACATTTTTGTTTTCGTAACCGATGACGGTGGCACGCGCTGGCGTGGCGGTTCACTCATCAACTACGTCGACTAAGATGGACCCTAATTCAATAAAAGTTTTGCTGGCCGCTGGTCAACCGGCTGCTGCGGCGGCTGGATACAATCTCTACACTTGGGGAGAAAATACTTGGGGTCAGATTGGAAATGGAACGTCTATTAATCATGTAAACCCTAATCAAATCGGAGCACTCAATGATTGGGCGCAGATTGCTAGTCACTCTGGCGCAACCCACGCTATCGCTCGCAAAACCAACGGAACCTTGTGGGCTTGGGGTGCGGGAACAAGCGGTCGGCTCGGCGACGGCTCAACGGTCACCAAATCCTCTCCGGTGCAGATTGGAGCACTTTCGGACTGGGCACAAGTAGCCGCTGGATCCTTTCATTCATTAGCGGTCAAAACCAACGGAACCTTGTGGGCTTGGGGTTTGGGAACAGATGGCCGACTCGGCGACGGCACATCGGCCACCAAATCCTCTCCGGTGCAAATTGGGGCGCTATCGGACTGGTCACAAGTTGCCGGTGGAGACAATCATTCACTAGCGGTCAAAACCAACGGAACGCTGTGGGCTTGGGGTTCTGGAATAGCCGGTCAACTTGGCGACGGCTCAACGGTTAGCAAATCCTCTCCGGTGCAGATCGGAGCACTGTCGGACTGGTCACAGGTAGCCGGTGGAAATTCTTTTTCACTAGCGGTCAAAACCAACGGAACCTTGTGGGCTTGGGGTTTGGGAACAAGCGGTCGACTCGGCGACGGCTCAACGGTCACCAAATCCTCTCCGGTGCAAATTGGGGCGCTATCGGACTGGTCACAAGTTGCCGCTGGGAGCAATCATTCACTAGCAGTCAAAACCAACGGAACCTTGTGGGCTTGGGGTTTGGGAACAGATGGCCGACTCGGCGACGGCACATCGGCCACCAAATCCTCTCCGGTGCAGATCGGAGCACTGTCAGACTGGGCACAAGTAGCCGGTGGGGGCGCTTTTTCTTTAGCGGTCAAGACCAATGGAACGCTGTGGGCGTGGGGTTTAGCATCAAGCGGTCAACTCGGCGACGGCACAGTGGTAAGCAAATCTTCTCCGGTTCAGATTGGATCAAGTACGAGTTGGTCACAAATCACTGCTGGCTCTACATCTGGCTATTCTATAGAAACTGACGGAGAAATCTGGGCGTGGGGCCTTGGAACAAGCGGACAACTTGGATTGAATCAGTGGAATCTATCGTCCCCAGTACAAATCGGGTCTTCGGATTGGTCTTCTATATCATTTGGTAGCGCCCACGTCGCGGCAATTGGATCCAACGGTTCTTTGTGGGCATGGGGATCGGGACTCAATGGGGCTCTTGGCAACAACTCTGAAGCCACTGCATTTTCATCACCAGTTCAAGTCGGAAGCCTTACGGACTGGTCACAAGTAGCCGCTGGATCCGCTCATTCATTAGCGGTCAAAACCGACGGAACTTTGTGGGCTTGGGGTGATGGAGGAGTCGGTCGACTTGGAGATGGCTCAGCGGTCACCAAATCCTCTCCGGTGCAGATTGGAGCGCTTTCAGACTGGGCACAAGTAGCCGGTGGACAATCTCATTCATTAGCAGTCAAAACTAATGGAACCCTCTGGGCTTGGGGTTTTGGAACAAACGGTGAACTCGGAGACGGCACAACGGTCAGCAAATCCTCTCCGGTGCAGATTGGAGCACTTTCGGACTGGGCACAAGTAGCCGCTGGATCCTTTCATTCATTAGCGGTCAAAACTAATGGGACGCTGTGGGCGTGGGGTGCTGGAGGATCCGGTCGACTCGGAGACGGTACAACGGTCAGCAAATCCTCTCCGGTGCAGATTGGAGCACTTTCGGACTGGGCACAAGTAGCCGCTGGATCCGCTCATGCATTAGCGGTCAAAACTAATGGGACGCTGTGGGCTTGGGGTGCGGGAACAAGCGGCCAACTGGGAGATGACTCAGCGGTTACCAAATCCTCTCCGGTACAGATCGGAGCACTTTCGGACTGGGCACAAGTAGCCGCTGGGAACGTTCATTCATTAGCGGTCAAAACTAATGGGACGCTGTGGGCTTGGGGTGGTGGAGGATCCGGCCAACTGGGAGATGGCTCAGCGGTTAGCAAATCCTCTCCGGTGCAGATCGGAGCACTGTCGGACTGGGAAGAACTTAGTCTATATATTGCAAACGCCAATAGTAGTGGCGCTTTGAAGCTATGATTCACTCACTAGACATTGCGCTCCAAGCGTGCATCAACGGACATCCTGAGGTTTCTGAGGATGTTCTCCGTTCCTACCCGGAACAGGACGATGCGCGGATCATTTTTAATCTGGGCTGGCACGAGATGCGTCACGGCAACCTAAAGAAGGGGCTGCAAATGATGGACGCTGGGCGGTTCATCAACGTCTTTGGCCTGCCTCGCATTCCGGGTCCAATCTGGAAAGACGAAGACCTGACCAACAAGACACTGTTGTTCCGGTGCGAGAATGGTCTTGGCGATCAGATCATGAACTTCCGGTTTGCCAAGGACTTCGCGGCGAAAGGTGCGCGTGTAGTTTTGTCCTGCGCTCCCGAGTTGATGCCGCTCTTTTCGCGGCATGGGTTCGTCTGCATCGACAACGGAGCAACGCCCTACATTCACTACGACTACTGGGTGCCTTCGATGTCAGCCGCGCACATTCTGGGCTACGACAAGGACACGTTTCCCGGCAAGGCGTACCTCACCGCCGAACCCAAAAAGCTCTACGTTAAGCCGAACACGTTGAAGGTAGGCATCCGCTGGGCGGGAAATCCGAAGTTTGAGCACGAGCAGCATCGCCGTTTTGATCCCCAGCCGTTGATTGATTTGCACAGCATTGACGGCGTTACGCTGTACAGCCTCCAGCGAGACGAGAACCTTGTGGACGGCCTGCCATTTGCCGACCTGCGGGAACAGATGAAGACCTTTGAGGACACTGCCAGCATAATCGCTGGGCTGGATTTGGTGATTACGTCCTGCACCTCAATCGCGCACCTTTCCGCAGCACTTGGCAAGGAGACATGGGTGATTGTACCTATTATGCCCTACTACGCCTGGGCCGAACGGAAGCCAACGTCTGTATGGTATGAATCAGTGAAACTTTTCCGCCAGCAACAGTACGGCGACTGGTCGCATCCACTGAGTGAAGTTCGGTCGGAACTAATCAAAAAACTATGAACTACTGCCTAGTAGAAAATGGAGCGATAGTCGACGGTCCACGCGGACTGCCAAAGTCGTGGCGCAATGTTTCCGGCCTGAATCTAATGGATCCGGCCAACCTCTTGAAGCTGGGCTGGCTTCCTTGTCGCATAGACGAAGGAACCGGCGGCGATAAGATGGTCGCATCTAAGTTCGTCATCCACGAAACCGAGGTCATCGAGGTGAAGCAATGGGCACCATTCTCCGATGCCGACAAGCAGGAGATTGAGCGCCAAGCAGCCGAGAATATCAGATCGGAGCGAAATGCGAAGCTGACGGCGAGCGATTGGACTCAACTAGATGACACGCCGCTAAATGGAACGGCAAAAAGCGCTTGGGCGACTTATCGGCAAGGATTGCGAGACATTACCACACAGGCCGGATTCCCCTTTAGTGTGACTTGGCCTGACCTTCCCGTTTAACGTCTGCACCTTTTTTGATGAGTTGGTTCACGGAACTGCTTTTTAACGCCGGGAGTGGCGGCTTGTTCGGCATGGTCGGCAGCCTCGCGACGACCTGGATGCGGCTGCGCGAGAAGAAGCTCGATAACCAGTTCCAGCTGGACCTGATGGATAAGCAGTTTGCCAGCGCCGAGGCAGTCGCTGCGTGGCAGGCATTCAGCGCATCGCAGACCGCCAGCGCCGCGGATATGACCGAAAAGGTCGCTCCCTGGGCGGCTAACGTGCGCGCGGTCACCCGTCCGGCTCTTACCGCCTTTCTGGTCGTTGGTGCGTTCTTCGCTGTTCTGCTCATCAACGACGAGGCCGTGAAGGCCAACGCACTCCAGTCCTTTCAAATGCTCGCCGGCACCTCGGTCGCTTGGTGGTTCGGTTCGCGCATGACCACGCAGATTTCCCAGCCTCGAAAATGAACGATCACGCCGGAGCTAAACTGTTGTTCGCCAACGCCGGTGCATGGATCGGAACTATCATCAGCCTGCAAAACATACAGGTGGTCATCGCCATTTTGTCTGGTGTCGCCTCCATCGGCGTCTCTGTTCTGTCGATGATCTGGCTACACAAGAAGGTCAACGGCCTGGATAAGAAGGACAACGACGGTCTGTGATTTTACGCTTGCGGTAATTGTGATGACCGAAGCGTGCCCTTCCTACTTTGCCCGTGGCTTTGTCGGGCAGATCGACGAATCGACCGGAGTCATTCACGACGTTGCCGTCATCACCGAAGGCCGAGCACTAGGCCACGGTGTAAATATCGACGCCACGACGATTGAGCAGGTCAAGGCGCAGGCCGAAACCTACTCCGGCGGCCTCAAGGTAAAGATGGACCACGGCGGCGGTGCTGCCGACATCGTCGGATACCTGACCGACTTTCGCATCGCCGGCAACAAGCTGATCGCGAACTTCCACGTTCTGCAAAACACTCCGCACCGCGCGTACATTTTCGAGATTGCCGAAAAGATTCCGGACACGTTCGGAATGTCCATCGCCTTTAGCGGTCCGACCGAACTTGCGAACGACAAGAAAACGGTCCTTCAACGCTGCTCGGAAATCTACTCTTGCGATCTGGTCAGCGAACCCGCGGCAAATGCCGACGGGCTGTTTTCGATGAAACCCGAAGAACTTTCCCCTATGAACGACGAAGACAAGAAAGCCATCGCCGGCATGATTGAGTCGGCCATGATGGGCCTGGGCGAGCGTCTCTCCAAGCTGGAGTCGATGCTGCCGAAGCCTGACGACAAGGAGGTCGCAATGGCCTCCCGTAACGACGAGATCAAGCTGGCCGCCGAGGCTGCTGGTCTCGCCGCCGTCAAGGAGTTTGCCAAGTCCTTTGGCGCTCCGGTAACCAAGGCCATCGCCTCCGAGGCTCCCGCTGCTCCTGCTCCTGCCGCTGCGCAGAAGTTTGAAGAGCTGGTTGCTGCCAAGGCGACGGAACTCAAGAGCAAGAGCGCGGCCATCGCGTTCTGCGTGCAGAATCATAAGAACGAGTACGCTGCCTACCGCACCCGCGTGCAGGGTGGCGAAATCGTGAAACTCTAATCAACCCACCATGAGCACCCAATACTTCGGCACGGGATCTTTCCTTGCCAATGCTACGATCACCGCCTTCCGCGCGGTGGTTATCTCCACCAACGGTGGTGTCGGTCTCGCTGCTTCTACCGGCAGCGTTGACGGCATCGCGCAGATCGACGCGGCTTCCGGCGACTACGTTACCGTGAAGTTCCTGAACAACGGCGGCACCCAGAAGGGTACGCTGGTCACTGGTCCCGTAACGATTAATGACACGCTATATCTGGCTGCGTCTGGGCAAATCAGCCCCACCGGCACCGTCACCGTCGGCAAGTCGCTCACGACCGCTGGCACCGATGGCTCGATCATCGAGTTCATCGCCAAGAACATCTAATAGCACCTACCATGTATACGAACGCTGCTGCAATTTTCCGTGGCGATCTCGCCGGTGTTGTTGAACAGGCCAAGGACTTTGAGTCCAACCTGATCGGCACCCGCGTGATGCCCATTCTCAATGTTCCCGTCCGCGCCGGCCAGTATCCTTCCTTCAAGTTGAAGGAGGGCCAGCTGCTCAAGAGCGACGTGAAGAACCGTTCGCCGTATGCGACCTACGCTCGCGGCACGCGCGCCTTCACGCAGGAGACGTACACCGCGCTGGAGTACGGCTACGAAGAGGCCGTAGACGATACGGTGGCCTTGGACGTGTCGCGCTTCTTCGACGCCGAAGTCATCGCGACCAAGCTGTGCCTCCGCAAGCTCCTGCTCGCGCATGAACTTCGCGTTTCTAGCACGATCTTCAATGCGTCGACGTTCACCTCGACGAACTCTGGCACCGCGTACACGACCGCGAATCTCGCGACGTTCGACGTGGGTCTCGATGTCGAGGCCGCGATTGACCGCCTGCTGGCCCTGGGCGAAAGCCGCGACAACCTCCGCGTTGTCATGAGCAACCCGGTCTGGACCCGCATCAAGGCGTCCACGAAGTTCCAGAACCGCCTCCGCGGTACGGGCCTCTCGACGGACACCATCCTCAACGCTTCGCAGCAGGCTGC